GTTGGTGTAGACGTGACCGAAGTATGGGACGAGGGAGAATTTGACATTAAAGAGATAGGAAAAACCATATTGCTTGAAAAAGTACACAACGAGCGCATTCAGCAGTTAATAAGAGAAGAAAATTTGCGATATGCTCAATGGGAAGAAGAATCCGAACGCCGACTTGCGGAGCTGAAAGGAGAGGAATAATGAAAAAGATATTATTTAGAGGGTTTCACCCCGACGTAGACGGCTTGACGACAATAATTATTAACGGTTGCAAAATTAAAGGCGAGTGGTATTATTGGGAATTACTTAAAATGGGGTATTATTGGTACGATTTAGTCGGAGCGAAAATATTCAGACCTTACGGAGATATTTGCAAAAAAAAACTTATTCCCGAAACCGTAGGGCAGTGGGTTATGGAAGATAAGGACGGTAAAGATATTTTCAGCGGAGACATTATCGGAGTACATCAATTCTTATTTGACGGAAGCGAACATGAAAATGAACTTGTGGGCAGAGTGGTATGGGACAAGGAAAAAGTATGTTGGGCGGTAGACCATATCGACCATAAACAGATACAAAAATATATGGCTTATGACGACGATGTAGAGTTTGAAAAGGTAAAAGTAGCATTGTGCGAGCTATACGGACTACACGAGGAAAGCTACAGCAAAATAGGTAATAGTTGGGAGGTAGAGCAATGACAGACGAAAAGATAATACAAGCCTTGCAACAGGCAGATGATTTAGCAATCAACGAAGAGGTTGATTGCTTCGATGTGCTTAATTACATAGAAGATTTAAGGAACAAAAACAAGGCACTTGATGCCCACAATGCAATTTCTACACTTTTAGATGCGACACGTAAACTGCTTGAGCAAGGCAGTTCAAAAGGCGGGGTATGGATTAAGACAGGCGATCTAAATGACACATATTCTATCTTAATACAAAAAGAGGGATTAGGGAGACCGATAGATGCATTAAACGCGAAAATTGATAGCTTATCTGTTGAATTAGGACAAGCAAAAGCATACATAGGCGGACTGGAATCAGAGCTTACAAACGCAATCGCTGCCAAAGAAGCTGCGGAGAGAGACAAGGCAAATTTAGAGCGTACAATCACAGAAATCTACGAAGCGCTGCATGTCCAAGGAATAACGCTTGATTGCGACGGCAATGTTGTACCTGCGAATAGGACAATTAACAAGTATGAAAGATTAACGCCAAAAGACAAAATAGAGGTTATTAACGTTAATCACGGCGACGACATGACAAGGCTTATGTTGTACGCCCTTAAGCTGTGGGAGCTTGAGAATATGCTCGAGAGCGGAGAGCTTATCGAGGTAGGGCAAAAGGAGAGAAATAATGCCAAGTAGAGAAGAGTTGACAATATTACAATCCTATCCGCTTGATGTAAAAATATATCTGACAAAACTTCGTATAAGAGAGTGGGTGCAGTATTACGGCGTGGGCGGCGTTTATGTGTCGTTTAGTGGAGGCAAGGACAGCACAGTGCTTTTACATATCGTCCGCAAAATGTACCAGGAGATAGAAGCGGTATTCGTAAACACTGGACTTGAATACCCCGAAATACAAAGGTTTGTCAAGCAGTTCGATAACGTGACGATACTGCGTCCAAAAATGCGTTTTGACGAAGTTTTACGCAAGTATGGCTATCCGTTTATCGGAAAAGAAGTTGCCGAGTGTATATCGCAAGGAAGAAAGGCTTTACAAACAGGAAAATATTCTTACCGCTTGGCAAAGTTACAAGGCAAGGCACTTGATAAGGACGGCAATAAAAGCCTATTCAACAAAGAAAAGTACGAACCATTGCTTTACGTGGACTTCATAATATCGCATTACTGTTGCAATATTATGAAGAAAAAGCCCGTACACGATTACTCAAAAGGGAGCGGTAAAGTTCCCATAACAGCACAGACCGCAAAAGAAAGCAGATTGCGTACGGAACAATGGCTGAGAAATGGTTGTAATGGTTTTAATATGAAAAAACCTATAAGCAATCCGATGAGCTTTTGGACCGAGCAAGATATATTGCGATACATAAAAGAGAACAGCCTACCGCTTGCAAGTGTCTATGGCGAAGTCGTAGAACAAGGCGAGAACGGACAATGTTGCATGGAAGGTTGCGGAAGTAAACTTTGCACGACGGGTTGCGATAGAACGGGCTGTATCTTCTGTGGTTTTGGCGCACACCTTGAAAAAGGCGAAAGTCGATTTGAACGCTTAAAGAAAACTCACCCAAGACAGTATGAGTACTGTATGGGTGGTGGTGCTTACGATACTGACGGACTTTGGAAACCTACCAAAGACGGGCTTGGTATGGCTCATTGTATAGAAGAGCTTAACAAGATTTACGGCAAAGATTTTATTAAATATTAAGGAGAATAAAATGGATAAGCTAGTCAGCATAAAAGGGTTACGGAACGATACGATATTTACGATTGGCGCTTTCGACCGGCTGGTCATGTAAATGAAATGGATTGGGATATAAAAAAGTTGTATACAAAAAAAATAATGGAGTATAATCATGACAGAGAAAGAAGAGCGTAGGTTGATTAAAGGAGCGTTTAAGTATTACAAGTTGCGCAGCGGAGAGATAGCGGAGAAGATAGCAGATTGCGCAAGCGGCGTATGTGCCAAGTATAAAGAGCGCGGCGGCAAGAGTAGCGCAATGACATGGCATGGCTACGACATGCGCATCTTGGATATTCTGTCATCAGAGTATTACCTATGGTGTAAAGTAGTAGAGTCCACAATAGCGTATTTTACGCGCAACTATAACGATGAGTATCTTAACCTTATCGACTTGAAATATTGGCAGGGATATCGGACCGAGGCACTTGCAGACAAGCTACATATTAACCGAGCGACTGTCTTTAAGTGGGAAGAGCAAGTTATTAAAAAAGCGCGCGAATACGCCATTTTTCATCACCTAATCGAGCCATAAAAATTATTTTCAAAAAGTTGGCGACTTTTTGCTCGTTTTAACGTGTTATAATAGTATCGTAAAACAATGTAGTCAATCATTTTGTGTCAATCATAATCTTACCCCCCCTTAAAAAAGGCATCCGTAATGGGTGTCTTTTTTCATTGTGGGGAAAAGGAGGGAATATGCCGAAAGCAAGTATATGTTGGACTTGCAAAAATGCAAGGAGCGGTTGCAGTTGGATGCGCCAACATAAACCAGTAGGCGGCTGGCAAGCTGCTAAAACAGAATTAGGGTATTTGGTAAAGTTATGTCCGCAATATACGCAGTCATATGCGGAGTTGTCTGTCGCGCAAATAGCACAGGATATGGGAGCGAGTAAACGTACAGTGTATCGCAGAGGTGTAAAAGCTATAATAAGTTTTTACGCCGCGCAAAACCGTAAGGTTACTTGCTGCTCGGACAACGGTAGGCTTTATGAGTGGTTTTAGCGGAGATTAAGCATAGAGGAGACGGATTGCCATGGCGAAATATAATTGGAATAAATTAAAGATCGCCTTTATCAACGGCGACTACAAAAACCTCAAAGACTTCTCGGAAAAGAAAAAAATTCCATATAAAACTTTACAGGAATCAGCCGTAGGCTGGACACGGGAAAAAAAGGAAAAAGACAGGGAAAATATAGGGGAAATCGAGAATGCTGTACGCGAGAGGAAAATAGAACGAGAGATTACCCGTATTTTATCCCGTAATGATAGGGTATTAGAAGCGCATGACAAGCTGCTTGAAGTATATGAGAGGTTAGGCGTAGAGGACATAATCGAGCTTGCCAAGAAGCAGCCTAAAGCGTTTGTATCGCTTACATCGGGGCTTGTCAACATCCAAAAGGTACACAGGCTTGCTGAGGGATTAGACAAGACGCAAGGCGAGGACAGTAATGCCGAATGGCACAAGGTCATTTTCGAGATAGTGGGGGCGAGCAATGTCGACAAGCAAGATTAAGTTTTTAGACACCTACTTGCCGATATTAACGCCCAATCATAGCTTGGAACAAATGAAGTTATTTGAGAGTGAAGAATACAAAGAGGGACTTAACCGACGGCTGTTAAACGGTGACGTGCTAAATCCGTCAGTATTTGGCGCAAAGACTTATGTTGGTAAGTCAGGGCGTTCGACTGGTAAGACAACTAATACAGAGTTTGTTATAGGTAAATTCATTAGCGAGGGAATAGGTGATATTTGGTATTGTCGTTCTGAGGACGGAGATATTGGAAAAAGTATATTCTCATCCATGCAAGCGACGTTGAGGATAATGGGATTTACCTTATCGCGAAAGGATAATAAGGCGGATTTCCGTGTGTGTGGCTCGCCGTATCAGATAACGCATAATCGCACGGGGAATGTTATACAATTCTTTCCGCTTAACAAAGATATCAACCGTACAAAAGGCTTTTATCCGCCGTCGGGCAAGTTGCAAATGGTAGTTGTAGAGGAAGCAAACGAGGTTGACGACGGTAAGTATATTACGGCGCTGGAGACTACGGCGAATAAGTACATCAACAGTAGTTCTAAGTTCGTATACAACCTCAACCCGCCCGAAACGAGACAGCACTGGTCGGTCAAATACTTTGATGACAAAATTAAGTATGGTGCGACATTACTTTATACAACGTGGGAGCACTTGGCGCGCAACAATCTCTTATCCGCTGCCATGATAGCCGAGATATTGAAGATGAAGCGGAATAATCCGCTTTTTTATCGATATTGGTATCTTGGCGAGATAGTTAACATGTCGGGATTGGTATTCCCGCAGTTTGAGCGAGAGAAGCATGTCATTACAGCCATTGACCGCAGCAAGGTGGCGAACATTACAAGTCGCTATTTTGTAGCAGGTGACGCAGCGAATAAAAACGACCCGACATGCTTCGGATTGTGGTGCGAGCTTAAGTACGGCAGCTCTGTCGGCGCGCTCTTGTGCGTTGACGCTATGTACTACGACCCGCGCAAGCACGGACAGCTTGATGATGTAGAGCTTGCTCAAAAGGTGTGTGACTGGTTTGACGGCGCTATGGCGAAGTACAAGTTAAATTACATACGAGGCAGCGGCACGGTGGATAATGCAAATTGGAACTTAATGCGCATGTTGCAACGTAGCAAATCGCTCGGTCACATCACATGGACGGCAGCGACCAATAAGCGTATCTTGCGCGACACTAACCGCGTGAGAGTGCTGCTGCGCGAGGGTATGCTGCTATTTAACGTATCTCCCGACAATCAAGTAGGGGAAATCGTACGCGAGTTTGAAAACTACATCTATGACGAGAAAACGGGCGAGATAAAGAAAAATCAAGACGACCACGGTATCGACATGACCAAGTATCTTACATATTTAGTCTACTCTGATACAAAACAATTTTTTTAAGGAGCAGGATAATGGCAGATTTTTATCAAATAGCAGAAGACGCGAACAGCAACGCGGTAGAATCTAAAGAGATGATTGTACCGACTTCGCCTGCCGAGCCGATATTCGGGGCGTGGTGCAGTGCGGATTTTCTAAACAACGAGAAAGTCATCAACAGCACGGCGTTTTTCACGTTTGCGCCGTACGAGTACGTGACATATTACTGGACGGTAGTTCGACGTAATCTCGAGTGGTACAACGGTTATGTGTGGGGAATACACAACAAGGGTATATTGAGTTCCAAGATAGGCGCAGCTGTATGCGATATAAGCGCTATGTTGACGCTCTCGGGCGGCATACGATTTAAGGGCAACCGTAAAGCTAAGGACTTTATGGCGGCTTTTGCGACCAAGCGTCGACTGGAAGCTAAGCTCAAGCAAAAATTGCCCATACATAACGCCATAGGATTTACCCTCGCAAAGATTGACGTCGAGGGTAACGGTCAGCTGGATATTAATTTCGTGCAAGGCAATCGCTACTTTGCCCAGGTCGACAACGAGAATAATGTAACCGCTACTTATGCGCTAATCATGATATTGACTGCTAATCCGCTGTGCGTGACTGTATCGGAAGAGACGCGAGGCTATTATCTTGTTGAGGAACGCTTTTACAGAAAGGATAAGCCATGCATACGCTATCGCATGTACGAGGGACCGATACTTGCAACTTCGCCAATGTTTGGAGATATAGGCGGCAGGAGAGACGGCACGCGCGGCATAGAGTTTGAGCATCTCCCCGGGCACGTTAAAGCGTTTGTCTTGCGCAGGTTTAAGCGCAATATATTAAATAAGACTTTTTACCTTCCGTTCGACAATCTTGGCGTTGTCGTGCTTAAAAATAGATATGCGGCAACAGGCATGGATGAGTACGGTTGCTTTGCAGACAGCACGCTGGCAAAAGCTGGCGAGGCCCTGTACGAGTACGACTTGACTACCACGCAGAAAGAGGAGAGTAAATATCTGAGTAAAGATTTCGCCGTCATTCCTGCCGAAATGATATCGCAAGCTCCCGCAGGAGTGGCGGGTGACGAGCGTAGAGCTTACGCCCTTGAGGTAGCCAGCAGTATAAACAGCGGGCTTGACGGCAGGATTGTTAAACGAGCGCAGTATATGGACCCTACCGACGCGTCTCCGTTCATTTATCAAGTGCCGCTCAAGACCGACGATTACGGCAACGAGCTTGACAGGATACTCAACAAGATAGCAATGCTCACAGGATTAAGCCCTGCTACCTTAGCAGGGTATTTGCACAATGGGGTAGAAAAGACTGCGACCGAAGTAACGGCAGATAAAGACAACACGCGTCTTACCGTTAAAAACTCGAGGGAATTGCTTGTTGACGGATTAAACGAGCTTTCTAAAACAGTACTCAAGTATTACGGCTTCGTAAACGCAAAAGGCAAACCGTTGGACTGCCAGATTGTATTTAATGAGGGCGCGCTTTCCAATCCTTATCAAGAGGTCGAGCTTATTCGCAATCTCAAAGATGCGGGGTTGATTGACAACAAGACCGCTATAGCTAAAGCAAATCCCGACCTTGACGAGGAAGCAGTAGAGGAGATGTACGCGCTTATTCTTGAAGAGCAGCGGCAGGCGCAAGCACAGCCCTTCGACGGACTTGATAATCTCGGACTTGGGCTATGAAGCATTATCTAAAGCAAGCAAAGGACGAGGGGGTAAACTGGCAGACCGCGCTTATTGAGGACACGGAGACGGAGATTAAGCTGCTTATACGAGCCGCCGTGTTCGGGGCGTGGACATGGGCAGTCCTTAACCGCAAGATAACGGAACTGGTTGGCAAGGCTGTTGATGAGATTGAGATTGCAGAACTTAAGGAGCGGGCGCGAGTTAGCTTGCTCGCTTTTGCAACAATAGCGTATAGAGCTTTTGTCGCAGCCATGGCGGGCGTAAATGTTAAGATACTGCCGCAGGTCGTCAAGTACACGGAGCGAGGCGACAAGAGCGCAGAGCGCGTTATACGTAGAGCGTATCGGTCGGATTACTTCGACACGGCGCAACCGCTAAACGAGTACGCTAAGGATTATATGAAAAAAGTCCACAGCGCGCTTGATGAACTCGCAATGTCGACAGCAAAAGACGATTACTCCTCGCGGGTATCGCTACGCAACATCTCTGAGATGTCCGTAAGGTGGGAAGAGAAGCAAAAGGCGAGGCAGAAACTCATAGACGACGGCGAGGACATCGTATGGATAAGCACGCATGCTAATTGCTCGGTCCGCTGCCAAAAATATCAAGGCAGATTATACAGCATGAGCGGTCAAAGCGGCGTTATTGACGGCATTAAGTATGAGCCGTTAACTAATGCGACCGATGTTTTTTACACGACAAAAAGCGGAAAGACGTATAAAAACGGCTGTATAAGCGGGTATAACTGTCGACATTACCTTATCCCGTATAGGAAAGGTAATCGTCCGTTCGAGGTCCCTGCCGACGTTGTTGAAAAGCAACGCAAGATTAATCGTACACAGCGTGCTATGGAAAGGGGCGTACGCGACGCAAGACTGGTCGCCGAGCTGTCCATAGGAGAAGATGCTCAAAAGGCAAAGAAAGTGGCAGCGGCTCGCTATAAGCGCTATAGAGAGTATTGCAAGCGCAACAACGTTGCATATTATCCCAGCCGTGTTCAGATATGGGACAGCGACGTCCTTGCCGACGTATGGCAGGAATCGCAAGCGATAGACGAGGGGCGCAAATCTCGCATGAAAATCTAAAAAAAATCAGACGGTTAACAGCCGTCTTTTTTAATACAAAAAAAACTTTTAAGGAGGCATCAAGGATAATGGCAATTTTTGGCAGGAAGTCAGATGACGAAAAGAAGAAGTCTACCGAAGAGCAGATAGACGAAGCTAAAAAGGACATTAAGGCAAATGGCGACGACAGTCAAACGGAAAAAGACCGTATAGACGAGAGCGTTGCCGCACAGGAGCGCGCCGAGGGCGAAGAGGATAAGCAGGACGCCAAGGACAGGGTCGACGAAAGCGAGGGCGAAGAGAAAGAGGAGCGCAAGGAAGAGTCTGATAAGGACGAATTCGAAAAGCGCCTTGACAGTATCGAGCAAAAGCTTGACAGCATAACCAAGCTCTTTGAGGCTCTTATGTCGGAAAGCACCGACGAAGACAAAAACGACGGCAAGGACGAAAAGTCCGAAAGAGGCTTAAAAGAAGCCGACGACGATGACGAGGAAGAGGTCATTGACTTTTTTAACCAGTAAATAAAAAGGAGGCTCATATAACATATGGCAGATTTTATCCCTAAGTCGACTACTGAAGCGGTAGTCGCAAACACACTACAGAGACTTGCGCCCAGCGGCGCAATAACCAAGAGAGGCGGTTACACCTATGTAAACGGCTCTTTAATTCCCGCGGCACTTTCGCCCGTGCTGGCAAGAGCAATGAGGGCAGGCAAGGTTGTGCGTGACGGCATTGCTAAGACTGAGGCTTTTACGGCGACAATCAGTCCGATGAAAGTCGACAGCGTAACAGTACAGGTTCAAACCAATACGGGCGTTCATGTTCGTACGGTACGCGGCGGCGGTGTAGCGGGTACTACCGGAAACGACGGCATTATAAATGTCAATCGAAAGCTGATACCGTCTACCACGCCATTCACTATTCCTATTCGCGAATTGGACGACCAGCCTTGGTTTTTCCCTCAGATGCAGTTAGAGACTATGCTCTTTGACGAAGTAACCGAGACGATTGCTAACATTGCGGATAACGACATTAACGCCATGGACGCTTACGACATGGCGAAGATGATAGCGTACGCTTGCTATCGCAAGAATACGGGTGCGAATAACTTTATTGTCATTAACGAGAATAACGCCTACGACAAGAATTACATGGTCAAGGCAATAAACGACCTTGACGCTGCAATGTCCAACGGCGACCCGCAGACGCAGCTTGGTGAATTCAGAGGCAGACGCGCTCTTATGCTGCGCAATAGGCTGCTCGGATACATAAAGACGCCCGAGACAGGCTTCGTCATTAACGCGCCTCAATCGAACGACCTGTTCTGGAAGCCGAGCTTCGATGAGAACGAAACCGTAAGAGAGGGCTCGCAGTACCGCGGAAGTATACGCGGCTACGAAATGACCGAGTTCAACGCTACGCATCAAGACCTTATGGAGAAGTATCTCGGTTTGAACCAAGGCGCTCTCGACGGCGTGCTTGGCATTGTCTCGACACCTTGGTCATATGCGGGCGGCGGCGTCGCCAAAAGGGAGATGAGGCTCTTGCAGAGTACCGAGTACGACGGCGTCGTAGCGTTCCCTTATACCAAGTTCGGCGGCGCGGCGTATAGGCTGATATTCCTCATAGTATCCAGCGATTGGAATATACCCGATAAGCTTAAGACCACTCTTGCCCCTGCGCCTGTTAAGGCTCCCTCGAAGTGGGCTACCGACGAAGTCGAGCCTATTACTCGAGTTGTCCTCGACGACGACGGCAATCCTGTCAGCGTGGAGACTGTTATGGATTATCTCAAGCCCAACGGCGACGCAACAAGCAACGTAATCGTCTCGCTTACCGATAGCGCGGATAATACGCCTATTAAGAACGCGACGCTTACTTCTACTGTAGGCACCAATACCGATTACAAGTTCACCAACAACGGCGACGGTACTTACAACGTGCTTATCCCCAAGGGACAAGCTGTGAATATCAATATCGAAGCAACGGGTTATACGGCAGCAACCGTAGCCTTGACGGCTAAGGAGACTGCAAAGTGGCAGGCTTTTGCACATCAAGCGCTTACTAAGACGGCAGCAAAGTAAATTACAAGGCTTTTGAGGGATTGAGCCTTTAATCAATCCCTTAAAATCAAGGAGGTAAAAGACATGGATTGTAATACAAAAGTCTTTCCTTATTCCGACGACTACATGGCATATGATTATAGCACTCATATGTATTACATAACTCCCAACGGAGCGCTTAACCTTTTAGGAATAAATCTAAACGAAGAGCTCGAAAACTTCGGACAAGCGAATAATACAACTCGGGCGTTAAGGTTTTGCAAAAAGTCCGCACAAAAAGTATACAAGTATATCCGTAAACGCTGCTGGTCCAGTAATATCATGCTGCGCTTCATGGCAAAAGCTCCCGATTTGCGTGATTTTATTCGCGACGAGCTGCTTATTCCGCAGTTGGAATATAACGTATCTAACGGTTTTCCCGACGAGTTTTCGGGACTGAACGTAGCGAAAGGCACGGCAATGCGTCCCGAGGATTTGCGCGGCGACTTAAGCGTTTCGGACGAAGTAGCTACCAATACCAAAATCCCCCTTACCAATTACGGATTTTGCCTGTGTCAGAGTAGAGTCATGAGGGTATTGCCTGCATGTATTTACGACAAAGGAGAGTATTGACATGATAGGCGATTTGGCATTAGGTCATAACCAGTTTGAGCGCGCTCGGTGGGTGCCGCAAGGTGAACACGCGGCAAACAACACAGCGAAGCTCATACGGGTTGAGCAGGTAAAGGAAAAGACAAAGACGTGGGTCAACCCTGCGGGCAATATATTAGCCGCAGGCCATGATACATATATCAGCACGTTATACAGTGCCGATTATGCTATCGGTGATTATATATACTGGCGTGGCAGCATGTGGGGCATTGACGAGGTTATCGAGAACGTTTACGAGATAGCGCCGCAAGTCCTTTGGTGGGTTAAAGCTAAGAGGCGCAAGATGTATGTATTGAAGCTATACGAGACTAATAAGACACTGGAGGGAATTAATCAATGATAACAGCACAAGATGTGCGGGCGGCGATAGCACAATCGGTATGGACGTTCAAAGCTCGCGTACCTGTCGATACGGGTAATATGAGATACAATGCGACAAAGCTAATGCCTTTGGGGCACGATAGGTATCGGCTGTATATTGATAAGAACATCGCACCGTACTTCCCCTACGTAGACGGTCCGTGGGTGCACCCGAGGTGGCAGGGCGCAAAAAATCCAAACGAGAAATTTTTTGAAAAAGCCGCGATAGCTTTTGCGAACGAGCTTACAAGCCGTCTAAACGGCAAAATGGAGATAATAGTATGATTGATTTAAGCGGGCTTGCAACAACCCTTGAGACACAGCTTAACGCGATCGCCGCGCGAGATAACGTAGGGTTTACTTTCGACATAAAATACGCAGCCAATAAGGTAGGCGCTCAAGCTTTGAAGATATACGCTCCGCAAGCGCAGATAATCACGGGCGAGCTTGACCCTATGCCGTCATCGGTTATACCGCTACAAGGGCTGGATATTTTTTACGCTACGCATAATCTGAATATACTCGCGCCGCGCGACCAACTTGAGCAAGTCCTTGCAATAGTGCAGGAGTTTGTAGAGAAAAACACTGGCGAGGACTTTACAGTCGGCGAGTATGCGGGCAGGGCGATATATCAGATGCCTAACGTATCCGCACCATACGACAACATCAGCATGAAGTTTGGCAACGCGGTGACGCTTCAAGCCGACTATTTGTTTGTAAAAAACGGCGTATTTTCTAACGCAATTATTATTGAGCTGGACGGCGAAAAAATGTTCGCCTTGAACTGGTCTGTTAGGAACGACAAGACGCCCTCGAGCAACAACATAGTCAACAATCCGATATTGACCGTACAGGCGCAGACGCAGAGCGTTCAATACACATGGGGCATGTATTATACCAATACCCCCATAATTGCTGAACTCGTCAAGGAAATACACGGCGATAAGCCGCTTGGGCAGACGCATACGCTCACATGGTACGACGGAGTAGCCTACACAAGGGAAAGTCCCAAGACGTCCACAGTAGTGCTCGTCACAGGCATATGCAGCGGCTCTGCTGGAGATATTCCGCAGCTCGAAGTGCATTTTACTAACGCCACGCAGGTAGGCGACGCGGAGCAACCGCCGATATTATAAGGAGTATATCATGGCAGAATACAGCGACCCTCAAATTACTATAAACATTTACGCAACAGAGGGCGACGGTTCAGGGTTTTCAAGCCCGACCGGTGACAGTAACTCGGTCGGCAGCGGCGCTACACCGCTTAATCCCGTCAAGGCGTTCATGCAAAACGCTCGTAAAGCCGTAGCCTTTGCAGGTATAGGCACATCAATAATACAGCTCGCGGATTACTCAGTAGGGCGCGTAGGCGTCGAGACGGGCAATATGCAGCTCCAGCGCGACATCAACATCGCCAAGCGCAGCATAGGGCTTGCCGGCGCAGGGATAGCGGCTATAGCTGCTGGCGGAATAGTAGGCGGCTTGGCGTTCGGCTTGAGCCTCGGAGTGTCTGCGGCAATGCAAGCGGATACATACGAGTACAACAAGCGCATGAGCGATACGCAGCTCACTATCATGCGCGAGCGCGCGGCTACGTATAATCGCAGTCGCTCTACAGACCAATAAGGAGAATAACAATGACATTATATAAGGTATCTTATTTTGACGGAACAGCATGGCAGGAGATAGGCACTTGGGACAGACCTTTTACGCTCGGCTATAAGCTCGACGAGACGCTCGACGTGGGCGTGCTTACAATCCAAGTAGCCGAGTATATAAGGCTTAAGCCCTTTACGCCTGTGCTTTTAGAGGTGATAGACGACGGCGTAACGGTAGAGCGAGAGGTCGTTTACACGTTCCAAAAGCAGGACGCGCAAGCGGCAATGACTTGATAAAGAGGTGGATAAACATGTGGGACGAAGATAAGCACCCGAGAGATAATAGCGGTAAGTTCACGGACAAGCGGGGGGAGCACAGGATACTCTAAAGAGCAATTAAGCAAAGCTCGTAATAATCTAAAAATCCGAATAGCTGAATATAAGCAGTCGGAAAAAGAAAAGCAAATATCCTCCGAGCTTGATAATCTCTTGGGCAAAGAATATGTTGGAGTAAAAGGGCAAGCTGCTATAGATAAGTTAATGCAAGAAAGGCAAGGACATGTCAAAGCAGCATTTCATCGCGAAGATATTGGCGATATTGACTTGCTGTGGGGCAGCAGCTCCGTGGGGTTGCAACATATCATACAGCAAAGAGAGCGACAGGGGATAGATGTTCATGACTTTGTAAAACAAATAACCGACACGATAGAAAAAGGTCAATATTACGGCAAGAATAGTCGTGGGGATTTTCAGTTTATACATAACGGCAAAATGGTGGTTATTGCACCCGAATATCACGGACAAGAAATTACCTATTTGCTTACAGCTTTTAATACAAGATATAAAGCAAAAACGTCACCAACGAATGATGACGTTTAGATAAACAGGGGAAGCCCGCATCCCTTCCATTAATTAGCAGCTAAGCGGTAAATTTCTGCTGTCCTGTTCATTAATATTATACTCTAAGACAACGAGCAAGTCAATAGAGTCGTTATTCGTCCTGCTTATCCTCAAGTTGCTTAACACGCTCTTCCAGCTCTGCAATGCGCTCGTCCTTTGTGGGCTTGTGTTCGCGCTGTAGCTTGGTCTTAAGGCTTGCGCTGATATCTGCTGCCTTTGCGTGTATAGCGTCCTTGTGTGCGTGTATGTACAGGCTGAGGCGCACAATGTCGACTATAAGCATGAGCAGGGCTATGGTGATTATGACGTAGTCGGGAGCGATGTCAGTAAATATATCAGTATATGGGGCAAAATATGGGTCGCAACAGAAGATTTCATACAAAGAAATTAACTTTATAATTTCTGCAATTAAAATAAATACAAAGGGCAAAGAATGGCTATGAATTTGCTTTTTTTTAATTATAGAGATTAAAAATATAATTACAAAAGAAACAATTCCGAGTATTACAAAAATTTCACCTATTATATAAATAGGGGCAGGTGAAAAAAGCATAAATGGAAAAAATAACGCAGTGCCTAACATATAAAGAGTTCGTTCTTCTTTAGGGTATATAGGAAAAAATAGCAATATAAATATAGCAAGAAATAGAACTAAAAAAAACCAGCGGCTGTATTTATTAATAAAAGTCATCATAAGCACCGACCTCCCAGTGGGTGCTTAAATTATAAAACAATAAAGGAGTAAAATCAATGTTATTTAATCAAACAATTCAATTAATAGAATTGACGAAAGAACTTGAGCGTGTCACAGTAGACACGCTTACGTCAACTTATGCGCTTGGACATACATATCAGAATGCGGGGAATTGGATACAGGGAGCAGAAACGAATTCAAATACTGAATTTACCAAATTTGATATTTCCACAGATGCTCGCTATTATAAAAATATTGCGCAAGGCAAGTTGGATTTAGTTCAAATTAACGCATATTACCAAGAGACCAGTTCTGACCCGATATACAATCCTACAACATTAATTGTTAAATTGAATGGAGAAGAAATATATAATCAGTTAGTTCCTGCACCTCCTTCGACAGGCGGCAAACCCGAGAATGGGGCTATATTTGGCAGTATAGATTTATCCAACAAGGTTGGTACGCTAACTGTTGAATATTATTCTGAACGGGGGTCTCTTCCTCCTACTTGGGCAAGATTAGTTTATACTATCCAAGCCATAGCGTATATCCCCAACGAAAAGCCGCGAAGTGTAACGGACGTTATCAACCGCGTATTGGACGTGGGCGTAAGCTGCCGTACGCTCGACGAAAAGCCGTTTTACAAACTGGACCCCGTGTACGCCGAGATGTTCAGCAAAGTACCTGCGCCCGAGTATACGTTTACACGCGCCACGCTGTACGAGGTACTGCTCGAGATAGGCACGACAAATAATCTCGGAGCTATCCCCAAACTCAAGTGGAACTTTGAGTCCAACACGGCGAGTATAATATCTTTTACGCTCACAGGCACAGATGAAGTGTATACGCTGCCACCCGACGCTACGGGATATCTCTCACTTGAGCACACAACGGACGCAGAGAGTTTCTGCGGCGGTATAGAAAGCTATGTTGAGAATATGGTTAACAGCATAGACCAGTCTCAAGGAACGGTTACAGAGCCGTCAAGATATGGCTTTCAGACGCTACGAGGCGGGGAGAATGACTACTTTGTGGACGACGACCATGCGCAGCTTAATATGCAGTTTCCGATATACCAAGTAAATAAAGTAGAGCAAGGCGCAGTATCGGCTGATTCGGGTAATATTGGAGATATAACTCCTTATCTATTTGAGAACGCAGAGTATGCTACATTAAGTCCATACGTAGGCAGTTTTCCTAAAAGCAAAAAATATGCGCTGCGTTATACACAGGGCAGCAATGTTATAGATTGCTTTACAGTTAAAGCCGAGGACGCGAAAATATTGGGGATAGATAGTCAAGAATATGCCGCAGTTGAGATTGCAAAACAGCAAAAGAGCGACTTGCAAAAAACAAGCTCGATAGCAAACTTTGCCTATCGAGTAAATTACACGCCCATAGTCGGAGCGCGTGTGCGCCAATACAAGCCATACCGTAACTCGCACCCGCGCAACAATATACTATACTATAATCAAGCGGCAAATGTCGTGGAGAGCTCGTATTACGGACACAACATGAAGTATTACCTCGCCCGTATCGGTAACGACCTTTACATTGTTACTTACAAATTCCAAAAGTGGAGCAGCTTGCCGAAGATAGGGCAGCTCTTTGCCGACAAATACATTTCGCAGGTAGATATATTAGCCGAGCAGGACTTTATCGTAGCCACGCTGTACTTAACGCCTAACTTTAATCGCCTCAATCAAAATGTTGGAATTAACGCGGCGCGCAGGCAATACGAAGTGTCGGAAAGACAGAGCGTCAAAAGGGATATAAACCGCTCGGAGTTCATACTCCTTGCACATACATCGCAACCCAGTGAGGCTCCGTCTATAACCGACAGGGGAATACTGCTGGCGTATTATTTCACATTTAACCCTACAAAGGATACGGACCGGTCACCTCATAACGCGATTGTGCAGGGCTTTGAGAAAAGCGCAGACGGTGGAGTAGGCAGTGCTGTACAAGCTCCTATTCTTAGAGCAGTATCAGCTATGGCTTTTGGCAACTCATTGTTATTTAAGTGGGATTTTAAGGATAATTACGGAGCAGGTCAAAAGGCAAAAGCATTTACATCAAGCAGAAAGTCATTACGTGATGTTCCTTACGGGAACTATTATGGGCGTTTTTATTGGCTAAGTATGAAGTACTATAACTATGCTATTGATAAAAAAAAGGAGACTTGGGCTAATCAAATAAGCGAGCCGGCTTCCGTTAAACATGGTTTGTTTGACAAACTGCCATCAATAGACACCGCAACAGCTAATCCAGGGGCAACATACATAGATTTTTCATCTAATCCTATAGCGGTTGATAAAGATAGCCGCGAGCAGATAAATCTTACGCTCCAGTACCACCACCAAGCGGTGGACGAGAGCATTGTCATGGGCTCGGAGCTTTGTGCAAAAAATCGCATGGTTTATACCGGAAAGCCTATAAGGTGGTCAATCGTATTGTTGCCGTATCGCCTTAATCAGTTGCGCAACATAGTTAACCTTGACGGTGCGGCTATCTTGCGAGATAAGGCAGACACTCTCGGAATAAGCTCTTATAAAATAGGGAGAGGGACAAGATACATTAAATTAACCGCGCCGACTAACACTACAGGACAGACATATAAGTCGTGGGCGATTATTAACGGCGAGACTAACGAGCTGTTCCTCGGCGACAATATCGAGTTAGCACCGGGCGCGAAAGCTCCGGATATTTATATAAATTTTTAGGAGGTAAAACAGGTAACAATGGTAATTTACATCAAGTCGGACGGCACAACGCAAGTTGTATCGCCCGAGCACATCTACCAAGGCTCGAGCGTCAACACAATAACGCTCCTTACGCCTTTTCCGTCGACGGTAGCAATGCAAGTGGGCTTTCGTCTGCCCGACGGCTCTACAGAGGGCTATAAGCCTATGCAGTACGTAGATACGGTCATTAATGGGGTGACCGTAAGCGCGTACACATACCAGCTTTCAGCAGCTATAACGTCGCAAATAGGTACGGTCGGTATAGCTTTCTGCGCGCTTTTTAGCAACGGCAAGCAGACGTCTTACCTCGCAAATATCGAGGTCGAGAAGTCTATATTGCCCGAGCTTCCGCCTGCGCCGTCCGAGGACGTCTACGCGCTAATCCTTAAGTATTTGCAGGAAAATTCTGCCGATATTGAGCATATGCAGAGAGAGATTATTGTACTAGCCACAACGACGAACTCGGCATACAACATAGCTTCGCACGCACGTGTTACTGCAAATGAGGCGAAAGAGATAGCGCAGGAGGCTCTCGACCAATCTAAGGTCACAGGCACGCAGGTGCAAGTTCGGGGCGTTTTTCAAAAAACGCTCGACTTTATCAGTGACCCGCAGTCGCAGATTAACGCAAAGACACAAGTCAATGTGGACGGCGTCGGACAAGGTCTTATTAGTTTTGTGAGCGACCCGCAGTCGCAGATTAATAATCTCAATATCGAGATTAATCGTGTAGACAGCAGCGCACAGCAGGGCATAGCACAAGTCGACGTTAAGGCGGAGCAAGGTATTACTACCGCAAATGAGGCGAGAGAGATAGCGCAGGAAGCCTTAGAGCAGTCTAAAGTAACGGGCACGCAAGTGCAAGTCGGGGGTGTCTTTCAACCGACGCTTGATTTTACGAGCGACCCGCAGGAGCAACTTGACGGCAAAGTCAATAAGTCCGGAGACACAGTTACAGGACGGCTGACACTTGCCGGCGGAGCGTCTATTTACAGCGGAAAAGAAAGCACATACATAGAACTTGGCAACGTAGGTCGTACAGGTCTTGAATTTCATGCGCAAAGCGATCCGAATGTATTCTTGGATTACGACGCAACGATACAGGCAAGAGATGCTACGTCACAGACAGATTACGGGTCGGCAATATTAGAATATATTGCGCGAGAGCATAGATTTACAAAAGGAGATATCTATAATGCATACGGACAAGCAATGCGCGGATTTAAGACGGTAACGCAGGGGGCAATATTGAATGATGTAAGAAGCGGATTTTACGCAGACGGATATGATTTATATTCAAGAAGCGTTGTTGTCGGGGAAGGCGCCGATAAATTTGTCCTCACGTGGGATTTTGGCGGAACTTATTCGAGAGGATTATGGGTAAGGGCGTATAGTAATAAGAATTTGGAGGTAGAGCAAAAAGCGTTACTTATTGACCCCACACAGCTTGAAATATCTACTGCCAACGGTTGGACGATAGGTGGAACAGGATTAAAATCGCCTACAGTAAATGGTATTTATCTTTTTGCTTGTCTATTAAATCTGCTGGGCACAAGATATTGGGTGGTTTCAAACGGATTTAATGTTAAAGCCGCAGATAGCTTTTCAGTTCCAATTTTATTTTTAACAAAGGTTGGTGTATTAGCTGTTTCAGATACTACTTGGAAAATACATAATTTGAATCAAAATGTTACTCTTGAGCAAGTTGCTTACAAAAAAATAATATAAGGAGAACAATATGGGATATTGGGATAAAAATATACGCGGTTTCGTGCCGCAGCAAAACGAAGAGGGCACGCTGCCCGAGTACACAGACGAGCAGATTAATGACATGCTCAATAGCGGAGTAGTTGTTACAGGCGAGGACGGACTGCCTAAGGTCTTGCCGTTTCCCGAGCCGACGGCAGAGGAAAAGCAAAAGCAGTACGAGCAGGAAGTGGAGCGATTAATACGCAAACGTTATACCGTATCGCAAGAGCTTGCGATATTGCGCCAGCAGACAGCAAAAGCCGCCGAGTGGCAGGAGTATTACGACTACTGCGAGCAGTGCAAGGACAACGCATATCGGTCAATTTACAAAATAAATAGGAGGTAATCAACATGGAAGATATGGTAACAGGACAGCCCGAGGGCGTTTCGCCTTTTTGCAGGGCGCATACATACGTGCAGGGGCTAATAGACGAGGCAACCACTATACAGACGTACACGCGTCTGTCGCAGGAAGCGCAGAACTTCGAGGAGTTCAAGGAGATACTCGGCGACGAGCTTAATCACGCCTTGACGTTCGCCCTTAGATACGCGATTGAGCTGGGTATCCCGATACCCGAGGACGGGCTCGAAGATTTAATCGGGAGGGCATTCAACGATGAACAAAGCGACGTATAGGATTATAGGCGACGGGGCTAAGCGCGTCAATAATACCGCGCTGCTTATCGAGAACGGAGGGATAACCGTTGAGTTCGATAATCTGCCCGAAGAGCAAGCGTGTGTCCTTGAGATTAACATGCAAGAGAGCGGCGGTATAGCCGCTACTCGCATTATAGATATTAAGGGCAATAAGGCGAGCATAGAACGGCGAGATATCAAGGTCGGAATAATGCAGCTTAAGTTGCACTTTACAGACGCTACGGGCAAGATAGTGCGCGTAATTGTTTGCGAGCCTATCTGTGTGCACTCAATCTTTAAGCAGGCGGACGAGCCTTTACTTGGGTATACCGAGCTGGGCAATATACTCGAGAGAATTGCGCAGACAGAGCAAGAGCTTGCCACGGTGCGAAAGAAATACGAGGAGGCTATTGCTAAACTCGATGATTATCAACGCGCAACGACAGCCGCGCTCGAAGATATACGCGGCGCTTACAAATTAAATCTATTCGGAGGTAAAAAACAATGACTAATAAATCAAAATCAATAATGGAGTGGACGATATCAATCGTCCTTATTTTTTGCGCAATACTTGTGCCGCTCATGCTGTGCGGCGGTCAAACGTGGGCAGAAGAGATTGCCGGGGGCGACGGCGCAGGCGACACGGAGATTGTCGAGGACACGCAGGATAACGGCGGCTTCGGCGCGTGGATTAAAGCTAATTGGCAGACTATTGTACAAGCATTCGCAGGCGTTTCGGGCGTAGCAGCGGTATCCGCCATGATAGGCGTAGTTACGCAGATTGTTAAGTTTATCAAAATATGCAAGAGCGGCAACGCCTCTACGGACGAATTAAAAGCAGTATTTAACGCCCTCGTCGACGAAGTTAACGATATCAAAAATCATACCAACGCAATGCTTAAGGACGAGAGCGCAGCGCTTGCGGTCCTTGCAGACGCAGGCAAGACTACCGCGGACAAGCAAGCGGCATTGCTCGGCGTAGTGCAGCGTTTAATAGACATGAGCGAGCTGCCGCACGAGACCAAAGTCAGCCTTACGGGATTGATTAACGGAGGTATAACCGATGAGCAGGCGGCAGAAAGGTAATATCATTTATTACACAGGACTTGTGGGGGCTATCTTAGCCCCCTTAATTGCGGCAATGACGCAATTCCCCGTATGGATAGATTACGTAGATAGCGGCGAGGTAGGCTTTCTCTTTGTCTTTGCCGCGATGCTGTGCTGCATACCGCTTTTTAAGCATTTCAAAATAGCTCTGCGCTCTCCGACGGCAACTGTCATGTGGGTATTTATATTCCTGCTTGCATGGGCTCTTGAGAGCATTATTACGCAGATAAAGTTAATCGCGCTTGTAGGCTTAATAGCCAACATTGCAGGCGCGATACTGTGCGGGATAGGTAATTACTTGCGTCGTCCCGCGCCGCCTAATAACGGGCAAATAAATTGACTACAAGGAGATTAATTAAGTTATGGAAAAGTTAGAGAGCGGACAGGAGTTGCCCGAGCTTAATCCTATTAAAAAGACGGTTAAGGGGACTATCTATCTGATAACCAATATCGCTTTGATTGTAGCGGTCGTATTTATATATTTTGTGTCGCTCAAGCCCGCAATAAAAATAGACTGGGGCGCCATTACATACGAAATAGTCATACTCTGCGTATTTGCGTACATACTGTTTTGCAATAGCTTAGCCCGCGCTAAGCTCAAAGGGCAGAATACTGAAGCGTATATTAAGGCTGTAGAAGCGTATACGGAAGCAAGCGGCAGATTGCTCAAGAATATCAATATTGATTATCTATATAAATTCTGCGAAGAGCATAAGCGTGAGGACCTCGAAAATCGTCGTAAAGGATTGCTCGTCAGCGCGTGTGTAAGCTACAATAAGTACATAAATGAATATAGCAACCTCTCAAGAAAGGACCTTGCAGCACTTGAACGCATAAGCAATGTGGACGGCAAGGAGCGCACGGTCAAGCTATTTACGCGCAGGCAGATACGGGCTATCATGCAGGCTAATCGCATGCGCTGCAAGAAGTTCGACCAATCAATGCTGATTACGGTCGGCAAGGTCTCGGGCAATAGATTTTTGCCCCGCGACCCTCGCAAGAACGAGACTTTTTACAAGGTTAAAAAAATTGCCATGAGCTTGGTCACCATGACGTTGACCGCCTCTATCACCGTCGACGCCGTTCTTGACCTATCCTGGGCGACGGTCGCGGAATGCGCAGTTAAGCTCGTAGCAATGGCATGGGCTTGGACGAGCGGGCATATGTTTGGCTGGGACAATACCACCAAGGACGAGGTTTACTTTCTCCGCTCAAAAGCAGAATGGTGCGACCGCGCCGACCGCTGGCTCAATAATTATCTTCCAAAAGCAGAGGAAAAAGGGGACAATTAGTCCCCTTGATTTAATTAAATTAATAGTTTATAATATATATGAAAATTCCTTTATATGTGTCTATATCGCATATATATTTATGTGTTTTATGCGGCAATGCTATAAATCTTAGGTATCAAAAAACACATAAAAAATATGTGTTAAAAATAAAAAAATCACTTATATATGTCGATTATTTGAAAATTCGCCAAACGAAATTAATTTTATTTCCGTCGACAGTGATGTATCTGAGCAGTAAGTGCAGTAATTGCCGCTTGGCAACCATGTCTAATGTATCCCATTGAGCTACTTGCTTTTTAAGGAAATTCAAAGTAATATTTTTATCTACAACGGTTTTTTGCGCTTCTAATTCAATCAGAGTATTATTACGAGTGATTTTGTCCTCTATGGATTTATTGCGCAGGGTAAAGGTGTCCTTATCTATATATCCCTCCATATAGATGTCGAGTAACTTTTCTTTTTGCTTAAAGAGGCTGGCGTTTTCCTCAATCAGTTTAGAGGCTTCGCTTTGAATTTCTGCAACAGACGCGTTAGAAAAATCTAAATTTTTGATTTTTTCACTTACAGCACTATTTAGACTGTCCATGCTATATATCTGATTGCTGCATTTATGATCATGCTCGTGAGGATTGTATTTTAAGCGCGCAGCGCAGCCGTAACTAAAGTATCTATATTTTTTACCGTTGGCTAAGCGGTCAGACCGCTTAACCGTATATTTTTGTCCGCATTGAGCGCAGACGATTAGTCCCGTTAAGAGGTAGGGCGAGCTTTGACGCCGTATCTCGCCCTTATTTTCACGCACTTTGTTGGCTTTCAGCCAAGTATCATACGAGATGATGCTGTCGATATTATTTGCCTTATACATGACGCCGCGATAAATATAGTATCCTGCGTAGATTGGACGCATTATCATGGCTTTAACGCCCATATAATTGCGCGTTTGAAAGAAATGTACATCGGGATATTCAACCTTGCACAAGTTAAATATATCTCTTAATGACATGCCGTCGATATACAACTTAAATACTCGTTTTACAATTTCCGCCTCTTCGGGGATAAGGTCGAGCTTTTTTGTCGCATAATTATATCGATAACCGAACGGTGCTTTCCCCGGCGCAATATATTTGCCGCTCTTGGCTCTTGCGAGCTTGCCAAGCTGCATACGTTCGGTTATAGTGTCGCGCTCGAGCTCGCTAAAAGTTGCGCTCATTTTAAGCGCAGCGCGTCCAAACGGGGAAGAGAGGTCTATATTCTCAGTCATTGAGAAGAGCGTTACATTCTTTTTGCCAAACAGCTCGACAAGCTCTAATACGTCCTTTACGTTACGAGACAATCTGTCCAGCTTATATATTAATACTATATTAATATTGTTATCGTTAATATCCTTTATAAGGCGTTGAAGAGCAGGGCGATTGGTATTGCCGCCAGAGTATCCCTCGTCTGAGTATAGGTCCACCACGGTGTAATCCATGGCTTTAGCGTAATTGCGGAGCTTTTCAGCTTGTGCGCCGAGAGAGTAGCCCTCGGCTACTTGCTCCTGTGTAGATACTCGAGTGTATAATGCTGCTTTCATATGGTTGCTGCTCTGCTTATCTTTTTTTGTAATCTTTCTTTTTTATATGTAAACGGTCTTTTTTGATTGTCATTAAATCCGTATAATTTTGTTGATACTTCTTTTAGTTTGAATTATCGTCTTGATATTATCTTTGACGGCAATTATATCCGCGCCATAATCTCCGCTTAATCGTGTCTGTTTAGTTTCATAGCCTAATTTGTTATATAACACACATACATATTCTTCAAATGTTTTTCCATTCATTTTATCTATTTGTATAATGTCAGCCTTTAACAGTAATTCTTTTTGCGATCTACGAGCTTTCGCTTCCTCTTCTTCTTTTTGTCTCATGCGGGCTATCTCTTCGCGTCTTTTTTTCAATCTTTCCTCTTCAGCCGCTTGTATTTGCATAGCGTGCAAATATTTTGCCCTAAACCATAAAAAAATGGATATTACGCCTAAAACACCAGCAGCAATACCAAAGATTATTTTAGTGGGTTTAGAATCTGTTAAAGGAGAGGACGCCGCCACTATAGCACCAATTGTGCACATAAACAAAATAAAGCTTGCAACTACCGAGCCCGAATATTCGCCATAATTGCGCTCGATTTTGTCCATATTAGTTTTGGTAAAAAATTTTTTTCTTCGCATATGATACTCCTAAAAATTTATCTATTGCATTTATTTCAATTGCATTATACAATAATAATGCGCTTGTCGACGAAGTGTTAAAACACAAACAAGGAGAAAACTATGACAGACCAACAACTTAAGCATTTTACAGATGCTTACATTAAAATGTCTGAAGCCGATAAGAAAATCTTTGTCGATTATCTTTTGTCGCTTATTTCTTCGCGACAAGGCTCTCAGCCATTCGAGCAAGCAACTCAATATCAGCAGGAGATAAGTTCCTTAAATCGTCAAGACTAATTCCGCGCTTATTCAACTCTGAGAGCAGGGGATTGTCAATAATAGGCTCTTGATCGTCAAGATTGAGAGCCTTTTTTATAGCTTCAATCGTGTCAAGTCGTGGATTGGGTGTGCGCCCCGAAAAAATACTTTTCAAGGTGCCGATTGGGATACCTGAAGCATTTGAAAGATATTCGTAAGTGATTCGGTTATCTTTCATAAATTTTTTAATTTCTAATATGTTCATATATTGCACCTGTTTGTAGTGTATTAAAAAAGTCTATTTTAATCAACTTTTTTTCAACAAGACGCTTGACAAGTAGTATAAATTCGACTATCATATATATGCAAAGTCGAGAAAATACGACTTTACTGGAGGCAATAGTTTGAATTTTCATTTATTACTACGTAAACACGGTTTCAAAATACCTTCGCTGGCAAAAGAGATAGGGATATCTAAAGGCGCGATGTATTCTTGGTGCAAAGGGACCTCGTTTCCAAAGTACGATACATTAAAGAGAATGTCTGTGATCTTAAATGAAAGTATTGAGGATATAGTTAATTCTTTCAACGCGTAACAAGGTTTGTTTACAAAACATATTAAAGACTATGGCAAGAATAAAGGACGATGTAGTAATAACACATATCTTTGCGGACGGCACGGTCATGACAGACGAGGAGTTCATGGCTAATCCTATTGTAGTAGATAAGGATAAAAATCCAGAGATATGGGACGGCTGCATGGAAATATTATCGCCCGAATATAGAGCTGCAAAGGCGCGCCGTAAAGAGTGGGTAGAGTTACGCAGGCGGCAGCTTGCAGAGCAGGAAGCGGCTATCAATAAGGCATTAAAGAATTAAGTCGGGCTACGGTCTGATTAAACAAATAAGGCGGGACAAGCCTTAGAGGAGGTAGGATATGAAAGCAATTTACAAAGACAGCTGCGGCTCATACAGCATAACAGAGCACAGGGACGGCGCAGCGACATTGCGTTGCAGGAACAGTGTCAACAATCACTTGGATGTTAACAAGCGATACAAGAGCGTCAGAGGCGCGCAGATAGCACTTAGCAGATACTGCGGCGGCATGCCTATAAAGGTGGATTGAGCTATGTTTGACTTAAAATCGATAAGCGAGCGCCTAAAAGAGCGCGGATACAAGTTCAAGGACTGGGCGGACAATCTACACAAGGGGCTTGCGATAAGCCGTGAGGACGGCATAGACGGGCACATCGGCGAAGATGAATACTTCTTTGTTCGCAAAAACAAGCGGTTAGTGTTTTCGCCGGGGCAGACAGCAAATATTGACGAAAGCATAAAGAACGAATTCAAATACATAATTTACGGGAGGTAAGGAGCAATGAGAGTATTCACAGTTGAAGATATGGAGAACTTCGAGCGGGACGAGTACGGTCGGTTAATCTGTCCAAGCGGCGATTACACGCAAATTAAATCGTTTGGCGAGCAGTGCAGTTTTGGCGAGTGGTGCAGTTTTGGCGAGGCGTGCAGTTTTGGCAAGCAGTGCAGTTTTGGCGAGCAGTGCAGCTTTGGCGAGAGGTGCAGTTTTGGCGAGAGGTGCAGTCTCGATAATAACCATAATTTTGAAAAAATAATCGAGCGAGTAGACCGAGTGGTCAAGATAGATCGTATCGGCAGTAGGAAAGACTGTACATATTTTTTTAAGACATTAAGTGAAATATACGTACGTTGCGGGTGTTTTTTTGGAACAATAGCGCAATTTGAAAATGCAGTCAATGTTACACACTCAGACCACGAGCAGTATCGCACGGAGTATTTGGAGGCAATCAAATATATCAAAAAAATCATATAGTCGAAACGGGCGATTGCCCGTCCGTAAGGGGTAGCCGCCTTGCGCTGAAGAGACAGGCTATGGAGGTAATGTTATGGAAAACAAGAAACTATTCAATGTCCTTATCACGGACACAGACGGCACAAAACTTATTAATTGCCAAACGGACTGTATTATTGGAGCGCTATCATATCCCCGTTTAGAGGCAGCAGATAAGATGGGCTGTAAAGCTATATGTTGTATAAACAGCTCTGCCTTTACTATTATCAACACTTTGTTGTCAATCGCTAAACTGAGAGATTCCCTCCTGCAAGAAAATCCCGAGCTAAGGGCAGTTTTTGAACTGAAAGCGGCTTTTGTCAAAATGGAAAAGGATGGTGAGGCGAAATGAAGTATGATTACGGAACGCTGGACTATTACGACTTTGAGCTGAAAAAGAAAGCGTTCACAGCGTTTGCAGTTCAATGTTTAATGCGCGACGAGATTATAGGTGGCAAGCATAACGAAGAGCTCGAAGTCATGGCTGCCGCGTTAATAGACGCGGATAGGGCGGATCAGAACGCAATCAACGATTTAGAAAGAAGCGTAAAGCGCGACGAAGCAGACAAGGCATCCGACGAAAGTAAAGAGGAGGACAAGGGCGATGAGTAAAGAAAGTTTATTCGACATCGACGAGCAGATTATGAGGTTAATATCGCTGCCCGACGAGGATATTGTCGACGCAGAGACGGGCGAGGTCCTTATAGACGTGTGGGGCGAGCTGGACAAGCTCAACATGCGCCGAGAGGACAAGATACTCAACATAGCTCGATACATAGACGATTTAGAACGCGAGAACGCGCTCATAAAGGACAAGGTATCTATATTAACGGCGCGCGCCAAGAGCAAGGAAAAGCAAGCAAAGCGTCTTAAGGATTATGTCCTTGATAGCATGCTGAAGCTCGGCACTAAGAAAATCGAGGACGAGACAGTTGTTATCAAGCTAAATTCGACAAAGGTTGTGAACGTATTTGACGAGCAGTCAATACCGCAGGATTACCTCAACAAAGTTGTTGAAGTTAAGCCCGACAAGCGCAGGCTACTTGCGGACCTTAAGAGCGGCAAAGAGATAGCGGGCGTAGAGCTTGCGGTAAGCAATAGCGTTAGCGTGAGGTGAGGGCATGAGTGAAGAAATTAAGACGATGAATATCTTTCAGCGCATGTCGGCTATAACGAACGAGTGCGAGGCTGTCGCGAAGAATTTAAGCGTGAGCGCAGGCAAGAGCGGCTCGTATAAGGCGGTAGGCGAGGGCGACGTATTACGCGCAATTAAGCCGCTTGAGGTTAAATACGGCGTATACTCTTATCCGTTTAAGAGAGAGATAATCCAGTCGGAATATTATACGAGCGAAAACGGCAGAAGTAATCAATTTATGAGGATAGATACAACCTATCGCTTTGTAAATATGGACAAGCCTGATGAGTATATAGACATCACTACCTACGGGGACGGCGTGGACAGTCAAGACAAAGCCCCCGGCAAGGCGATGACATATGCAGATAAATATGCACTGTTAAAGGGGTATAAAATCGAGACGGGAGAAGATCCTGACAAGGATGCAAGCGGTGACTTAGGCAATAAGCAGTCGTCCTCCGCTTCGCATGCGTTCAAGGGAGACAAAAAGCCCGTGACGAAAGAAGAGGAAAAGCCGTTTGTATTTACAGCCGTACACATATTTAAGCTCTGCGATGAACTGGGCAAGTCGGTTGAGAGCGTACAAAAATACAGCGCGGAGAAATATGGTCGTAACGTAGAGGCGTTAGGCGCTGTTGAGCTTGACGAGTTAGGCTCTATGTTATGGGCAAAGGCGCACAAATGATGATAATAGACGGCGTAATAAAGGACTATAACGAGCGCACGGGCGAGTTGTTGATTATGGCTAAAGTAGACATGAACGACTACCTTAGAGAGTGCCCGAAAGAAGCGCGTATAGGGCTGATAGACAGCCGCGGCATGACGCATGAGCAGCGTAAAAAGATATACGCGCTTATGGGCGAGATAGCGGAGTGGAGCGGTGAGCTCCCCGAGCGTATCAAGGAGCTGCTTAAGATAGAATTCATGGTACATAGGTTGAACGGATTGGTAGACGAGTTCAGCCTGTCAGACGCGCCCAAAAGCCTTGTAAGCAAGTTTATCAACTATGTTATAGAGTTTATCCTTGAGAACGGCGTACCTACGCGAATGCCCTTATATGAGGTATGCGACGACATTGAGAAGATGATATACGCCTGTCTTATGAATAAGCGTTGCGCGGTGTGTCAGAAAAAAGCACACCTACATCATGTCGACAGGGTAGGGATAGGGCGCAATCGGCACAAGATTGATCATACAGGTATGAGATGTCTGCCGTTGTGTCCCGACCACCACGTTGAGATACATAGCATAGGCGATGCGATATTCATGGATAAATATCATTTAAGCGACCGCGTCAAGATTGACGACAAAATCATTAAGCTGTACAGGCTCGGAACTAAGAAAGAGGACAGCTACGACAATAAAAAGGAGACGGAGTAATGAACAAAATAATAATTATTGGCAATGCGACAAGAGATGCGCAGAAGTATGATACGAAGAGCGGCGGGACTATTACTAAGTTCGGAGTAGCGGTGAACCGTAAGGGCGCGGACGGCGACGTAGATTACTTCAATGTAACAGCATTTAAGGAGTTGGGCGCCGCGTGCGAAAAGTATGTAATAAAGGGAATGAAGATAGCAGTAGTCGGGCGCGTGAGCTTGTCGACATTTACAGGGCGAGACGGCAGAGATTACAGCTCTTTAGAAGTGGTTGCGAGCGAAGTAGAATTTCTGTCGCACAGTAGCCAAGAGCCGAACGGCGTTAAAGAGCTTACGCCGGTAGACGACGAGTTACCGTTTTAAGGAGCGTATATGGACTTCAAGAGCAATAGGATTACGCTCTTTTTAGAGCAGTACGAGGCAATTAGTAAGTTGCCTGTAAGCATTCAAGGCAAGGTGTATAAAGCTGTGATCGATTATAATTTCACGGGCATAATGCCTAAGTTAGACACTACCGCGCAGCTTGCATTTGACCTTATTAAACCGAGCATAGACATGTCTCTTACTAAGCAGAGAGCGGGACAAGCAGGCGGCTATCAAAAGGCTACCAACGGCGTAGCAGAGGGCATGCAGGACTGTAGCAGCGACTTAGCAGACAGCAAGCAAACGCTTAGCAAAGATGTAGCAGGAGCTAAGCAACGGCGTAGCAGAAGTGTAGCAAACGCCAAGCAGACGGATAGCAAGGACATAGCAGAAGTCAAGCAAGAGCTTAGCAAAAGCGTAGCAGAGGGCAAGCAGGACTGTAGCAGCGACTTAGCAGCTTTTTCTCTTCCTTTCTCCCCCACACCCCCTCTTACTAACTCTAAATCCCTAAGTATTCCTAAGTATACCAGAGAGTGTGTACCCCCTATAATCCCCCAAGGGATATTCACACCCCCTCAAGTAGAAGAAGTCATTGCGGTGGGTAAGGAGATTGGATTGAGCGAGCAGTCTTGCCGTGATTTCTATAACTATTATTCGGCGCAAAATTGGCACTTAAATTCGGGATTGCCTATGGATAATTGGAAGTCGGGCCTTGAGCGTTGGAGACGAACAGAGGGGAAGTTTACGCAATCAGACAAAAAGGGAGCAGAGCGCGGCTATGAGAGAAATTATACTAAGCAGCAGCTCGACGAGATGCTGGGTGATACGGAAAACTTTGACGATATTGAGCTATAAGGAGGGCCAGGTAAGGTGATAGTCGGCGGAATATACATAGGACTGTGCACGGCGATATTGGTAGTGACTATAGGTCTGTACATTGACGAGCGGAGGAGCAGGAGATGATAAGGATATTACTGGGCGGTAGTCCTTGCACATACTGGTCGATTGCTCAAAAGAATAACCGAGAAACGGAAGCAAGCGGTATGGGTTGGGAGCTTTTCAAGAACTATCTCATAGCCAAAGAGAATTTCAACCCCGATTACTTTCTTTACGAAAACAATGTATCAGCGGCGCAACCTATCAAGGGCGAGATAAAGAAACAACTTGGCGTATGGGACGGCACGTTTTTAACTCCGTACAGTGACGTGCGGTATATTGAGATAAACTCGGCGCTTGTGAGTGCACAGAACCGCGAAAGATTTTATGTACATAACTGCGGTGAAGTTGGACAGCCAAAAGACAGAGGGATACTGCTTAAAGATGTATTGGAGAGTGGACTTACAGATAGAGACAAGGCATATTGCTTGAAGCATCAAGCGGGTAACGCTCGATATTATTTCAAGAAGCATCACACGCAAGTGGCGTTTGAGCGAATACCAGAATATGGGAACGCCGATAAAAGCCGTCCGCTTATAGCAGGCTACGCAAATAAAGGCGACGGCGCTGGTAGCTTGCTGGACAAGTGCTTTCCCGAAAAGCTGAATAAGCAAAAGGTCGATTATGTAGCCGAGCATTGCATTTTCCAGCAGGGACATGGTTATAACGATGGTGGTATCAAGTATGATAAATGCCCGACGCTTACGGCAAGTCCAAGCGGTGCATATGGCAATAAAGTCGTAGAGCCTGTCAAAGTATGCGAATTCAATACTATGCAGGGTAATCGAATTTATGACGTAAATGCTAAATCTTGCGCCGTAACAGCGCAGGGCGGCGGTTTGGGCGGACACACGGGCGGTCTTTACGCTGTACCGCTTGCAAGATACAACTACGCCACCGAATTTGACAGCACCGGCAATCCGATAAAAGCCTATTGCTATGCGGACGGCAAGATACATACGGTTTACGAAGTCAAGGACGGCAAGATAACCATTAAGGGCAAAGAATACCCGATAAAGTTGCCCGACGGCTTTTACATAATCCGCAAATTGACGGTCGCCGAATGCCGCAGATTGCAAACAATTCCCGACTGGTATAAGATGCCGTGCAGCGATACTCAGAATTATAAAATGCTTGGCAATGGTTGGACGGTAGAGGTTATCAAGCATATACTGTCGCATATTCCGAACATAACCAAAGAGCCGATAGAGGTCCTGTCAATGTACGACGGAATGAGCTGCGGGCAGATAGCGTTAAGGGAGCTGGGTGCAAACGTCGTCCGATATTATGCAACAGAGATTGACAAGTACGCGATCCAAACAACTCAATCAAACTTTCCAAACACAATACAGTTAGGAGATGCGTTCCAAGTGAGAGAATGGAGCGATATTATGGAGGCAGTATGAAAAGAGAACCATTAACAATAGACGAGCTTCGTGCTCTTAAAGCAGGCGACTGGGTATGGGTAATAATTAAGCAACCTGTAGCGGGTGACTTTCCGCATGATGGTAGATATTATCAAAGCGCAAATTATGAGTTCATGAAAAACAAAAACAAAGGACATGTATTTAATGGCTATAGCGGATTTTACCCTTACTCCGCCTATGGCACAAAGTGGGTCGCCTACAAGAATAAGGAGCAGGCAGAGGCAAAGGGCGAGATTGTGGAGTTGCCGTGCGATATAGACGATAGGGTTTATATAATTGACAATGATAGACATTGGGCGCAAATAGATATGATACATATCTATAATGAACATAACGGCTCAAAGAAAATCGTATTTGAGTGGGTGCAGCTTGATG